TTCACGCTTGACACCTTCTTTGGTTATAATTTCATCAAGCGTGCCTGTCCCTGGCTTGCTGGTGTCGGCTTGGCCACCGCTGCTGTTGTCTCTCTCGCAAGGTGGTTAGATAAACCTAAACCTCTTGCCAACCAAGCAGACCACCCTGTGCAAGTTCGGGTTCTCCCTGAGGGAAGCGCTCTTCGTCCTGGTTCCGATCCTGTTCCTCCACGCGCCACCCCTCCCCCTCCAGCTGAACGTCCTCGCGTTGGCCTGGAGGTCGATGTCTCACGGCCTCTCCCTGAGACCCCTGCTCCTCCGCCGCCCACTGGTGGTAGGGGAGAAATTGAAGGTGCCGGCATTCGCCTTCTCAACGTCGAGGCTCAACATTACCACAATCCCCTCGCCCGACTCTTCCGCCCCTGCGGAAATGCCTATTTCGAACTGAAGAAACGCGGTAGACTACCCCCGTGTTCTTGTTCCGACGACTACCAGCTCGCTTTTCCCAGCTCTTACACCTGGGTCGTCCACTTCGGTTCATGTCCGTACAATACTCAAGCGGCTCTATTCTATCGACAATTTGCCACTAGTTTGTACCCTGAGGTCGCCACCGTTTCCGAGTTTTCATCTTTTTGTGCTCGGTGGATTGACCGTAACAGCGCCCTCCTCGAGGTCGCTATTGATCATGTGGACTACACCTTCCAGGACTTCATCCGAGAGTCCGACCCCGGTAAACGCCGTATTTATATGGAAGGTTACAGTCGGTTTTTGGAGACTGGTACAATTCCCACCATTCTTGAAAATTTCTCCAAAACCGATGAAGTCCATCACACCGATAAGCCCAAAGAACCTCGGCCTCGTTGTTTGTTTAACCCAAGCTCCGAGATGAAGGCTGTCGGTGCTTATTTCGCCCGCATTCTCATCAGAGCTGTCAAGCGAGTCACTCCCTCTTTTGTTTCCGGACTTAATCTCCAGGAATTAGGTGAGCACCTCACTGACACCCTCGATGAGCGCGGTATCCCTCTGGCCTCTCCGAATTTCTTCTCCTATGACGGGAGTGGCCATGACTCTCACCAGCATCCTGAATTCCTCCACTGCGTTGATCACGCAATTATTCGGAGATTCGGGTACCTCGTCCTCAGTCGCACTGATATCCCCAGCATTTACTGGGACGAGGTCATTAAGGCTTTGTCTAAAATGAAGGTTAAAGCCTACACTAAGACTGGTGATGTCTTTATGATGCGTGGCACTGTCTTCTCTGGTCACCCCACTCGGACCACCCTCTTCAACACTCTCCGCTCCATTCTCTACAACGAGTTCATTTTTGAGCGTGCAGGTGTTAGAGGTTTTGTCTTTTGTGCTGGTGATGACGTTTTCGGTTGGACTGATAATCCCAAAACTCATGCTGAAATTTTCCGGGAGATCATGTCCACCGATTGCTCGGGTCGCCGCGGACTCGGGCAGCTCGCCAAAGATTTCAAAGTTGGCGAACTAGAGGGTCACACCTTCCTCTCTAAACATTTGGTGTCTGACGGGCTTACTATTGAAGCTTACCGTATCCCGTCCAAGGTGGCCAACTCCGGTATAGCCACTCGGTCTCTCAAGACCGGTGCTCTCTCTCTCGAGGAGTACGCCACCCTCCAGTACCTTCAACTCGCTGATGTCCCAACTTCTTTACAATGGGCCGCCCTCCGGTTCAAACCGTCGAAGCTTGCCCTCACTCAGCGAGTCGCAGATGAACTCCGATTCAACTGGGCATACAAGTCCTACATCGCTGCCCAACATCGCCGTCTTGAGTCTGAGTTCAATCTCATCTTCCAGTACGATCTTTTGAGAGAGGAGTTGAACTCCTCCGAGATTGAAGGTGCTGGGAGATCTTATTCTCCTCTTCCTCTACCTGCCCCCACACCCGCCCATGGAAAATTAATCTCA